TTCGGAGATAAGACAGGACTAGCATTTGAAAGTGCATTTGATCGCATCAACGTAAGACGCCTATTCATTACAATTGAAAAGGCAATTGAAAATGCTGCTAAGGCACAACTCTTTGAACTCAACGATGCTGGAACAAGATCTAACTTTGTAAATATCGTTGAACCATATCTACGTGATGTTCAAGCGAAACGAGGTGTAACTGAATTCCTTGTTGTTTGTGATGAAACAAATAACACACCTGACGTAATTGATCGTAATGAATTTATTGCTGACATCTACGTGAAGCCAGCAAGATCGATTAACTTCATCGGTCTAACGTTCGTAGCGACGAGAACGGGAGTTTCGTTCTCCGAAATCGTCGGCACCGTTTGATAATAGGAGGACAAAACAATGCCATTACAGAACACAAACATTTTCAATACTCCTAATAATGAAAGAACAATTGACAGCTTTAAGTCAAGACTTGTTCAAGGTGGTTCAAGACCAAACCTATTTGAAGTAGAAATGAATTTCCCATCAGGGAATGGAATTTTTGATCAGATTGGTGATACTTCACATAGAATGCTCATCAAGGGTGCTCAACTTCCAGCATCAAATATTGCAGAAGTTATCGTTCCTTTCCGTGGTAGACAACTCAAAGTTGCTGGTGACAGAAGATTTGATCCATGGACAATCACAGTTATCAACGATGCTGACTTCCAATTAAGAGAAGCATTTGAGAAGTGGTCAAACTACATCACTAAGGTATCTGACGGTTCTGGTACGATCAATCCTGCAGATTACTTTGCTGATTGGGTTGTAACTCAACTAGGTCGTGCAGAAACAACTCCTGGTCCAGGTGGACAAAATTCTGCTGCACTCCCAGTGAAGCGTGCTTACAAGATGTATGGATGTTGGCCAAGTTCAGTTGGTGCTATTGAACTTTCCTACGACAGTGCTGATGTTATTTCGGAGTTCCAAGTAACAATGCAAGTTCAGTGGTGGGAAGCATATACAGGTTCAAACACCGATTCCGTAGTCTGATAAATAGACCAAAGGGTTTTTTATAATAATGGCGAAACTTTTTGGTTTTTCGATTGATGATGAAGAAAAGAAGTCTAAAGGCATAGTCAGCCCAGTTCCTCCAAATAATGAGGACGGGTCTGACTATTATCTTTCTTCAGGTTTTTATGGTCAATATGTTGATATTGAAGGTGTCTTCAGAACAGAATTTGATATTATCAAGAAGTATCGTGACATGGCATTGCATCCAGAGTGCGATACTGCTGTTGAACACGTTGTAAATGAAGCTATCGTTTCTGATATGAATGATAGTCCAGTAGAAATTGATTTAGATAATCTTCAAGTTAGTGCTTCACTTAAAAAAGTAATTAGACAAGAATTCAAGTATGTGAAAGATTTACTTGAATTTGATAAGAAGTCTCACGAAATTTTTAGGAATTGGTATATTGATGGTAGATTGTATTACCATAAGGTAATTGATCTACAAAAACCAGATGAAGGTATCAAAGAAGTAAGATATATTGATGCCTTGAAGATGAAACTCATGAGAGTTCGTCCTAATGATAAAAAAGCATTACCAGCAAGACCTTATAATGAGGATGTTACTTCTACTAAAGATGCTGATGTAGTAGAATTTTATACTTACTATCCAGAAGGTGTTGCTCAAAAGTACGGATCAGTATCTGGTAAAGGAATAAGAATTGCAAAAGATGCTATTTGTCATGTTACTTCAGGTCTTGTAGATAGAAATAAACATTTAACACTTTCATATCTACACAAAGCAATCAAAGCACTTAATCAAATTAGAATGATTGAAGATAGTCTTGTTATCTATAGACTATCTCGTGCTCCAGAGCGTCGTATTTTCTATATTGATGTTGGTAACTTACCAAAAGTAAAGGCAGAACAATATCTTCGTGATGTTATGAGCCGTTATCGTAACAAACTTGTTTACGATGCAAACACTGGTGAAATCAAGGACGATAAAAAGTTCATGTCAATGCTAGAAGATTTCTGGTTACCAAGACGCGAAGGTGGTCGTGGTACAGAAATTACTACACTTCCTGGTGGACAAAACTTAGGAGAACTTACAGACGTTGAATACTTCCAGAAAAAACTTTACAGATCTCTAAATGTTCCCGATAGTAGAATTGGTGCTGATAGTGGTTTTAATCTAGGACGTTCATCAGAAATTCTTCGTGATGAATTGATGTTTAGTAAGTTTGTTGGTCGTCTAAGAAAACGTTTCAGTGCTTTATTCTTAGATCTTTTAAAGACACAACTTATTCTAAAGAATATTGTAACCCCAGAAGACTGGGAAAACATGACAGAGCACATTCAATTTGATTACATCTATGATAATCATTTTGCAGAACTCAAAGATACAGAACTAATGAATGAACGTCTTAATTTAATGGTCGCAATTGAACCTTATATCGGAACATATTATTCAAGAGATTATGTAAAGCGTAAAATCCTTCGTCAAACCGATGAAGAGATTATTGAAATGGAAGAAGAAATGGAAAGTGAAAATGAAATGGGTGTTGGGGTTCCATTAGAAACTCAAAATTCAATCATGCAAGGTCAAATGCAAAATGATCTTGGCATGAGACAAATGGAACCAGATCTTGAAAAGAAAAAAGATGGTGGATCAACAGAAGCACCATCAATAAACATCAAAAAGGCTAAGATATAAATAAATACAGGCATTTTTACAAATTATGGATTCTGCAGAATTAGTTGATCTGGTAGTTTCTGATGCTCCATCATCAGAAATTTCCGATTATATTAAAAGTCTTTTATTTGCAAAAGCAAGTGAAAAGGTTGATGCTTTAAAACCAGCAGCAGCTGCTGGTTTATTTGGGGCAGAAATTGAGACTGAAAATGAAGATGAAATCGAAACCGCAGAGGAAGAATGAGCGCATCACAACCATTAACTCTTGTAAATAATATTGGAGAACTTACATCCAACAATACAACTTCTAAAAATAGTGAGCCATTTATAATTAGAACAGGTGTTTTATATGTTTGTTGCAATGATACTGGAAAAGGTGGGCATATTGGAATTTGTAATACTACTTCAGATCCTGCTGGAATTAGTTCATTTCATGTAAATACCAGTGCTGAATTATTGTATAGGTATGCTCATCCTGCTAACGCAGTTGTAACTGGTATTCAAACTGGATCAACTACAGTTCTAACTCTAAATCATCCAGATACTAAACTTAGAGTTGGTAACAGAGTTACCTTAATAGGTTCATCTGTTGCTGCATATAATAATGCAATTATTCATAAAGAAATTACAGCAATTTCTTCACCACAACAATGGAATGATTATAAACAAACAATTACTTTAAATGTAAATACCTCGGGTATTGTTACTGCATTTACTGGAATTGCAACAGCTGCTAGATCTGTTGTGTTTGTAATGGCACCAGAAACAGCATCAGGATCAACAATGCATCTTCACGAGGTACAATTAGGATGAAACTAATTTCCGAAGAGATCGAAGCAGTAGAAGTTATTACCGAAGAAAAAAACGGTAAGAAAACACTGTACATTCAAGGACCATTCCTTCAAGCTGAGGTAGTCAATCGCAATAAGCGTTGCTATCAAATCGGCACATTGGTTAATGAAGTAAAGCGTTACAGTGAATCTTTTATTGATAAAGGTCGTGCTCTTGGAGAACTAGGTCATCCTGATGGTCCTCAAATTAATCTTGATCGTGTCTCCCATAAGATTGTTGCTTTGACACAAGAAGGTAATAACTTCATTGGTAAAGCACAAATCCTTAGTACACCAATGGGTAAGATTGCATCTTCACTAATTGGAGAAGGTGTAAAACTTGGTGTATCCTCAAGAGGAATGGGATCCATCATCCAAAGGGATGGTGTTAATTATGTTGGTGAAGACTTCATGTTAGCAACTGCTGCCGATATCGTAGCAGATCCTTCTGCTCCTGATGCCTTTGTTGATGGCATCATGGAAGGTAAAGAATGGGTATGGGATGGTGGAGTTTTACGTGAGGTTCAATGTGAACAGATTAAGAAGACAATAAATACTTTGGTAGACAAGGATATCTTAGAGGCAAATAAATTACGTCTCTTTGGAAACTTCCTATCAAATCTATAATTTATAAATAATAACAGAAATTCTAGGTATTCTCGGAAAGAAAAAATGACCGTTAATAACGAACTACATGAGATGGAAAACCAGGTAACCCGTGGTGCTAAGGCTGCTGATGCGATGCCAAAGGCACCCAACTATGTACCTGACGCTGGTTCTATCGAGAATCTTGGCGGTCCAACTCCTCAGAATTCAAAACCTGACGATGATAGCAATAAGATGAAGACACCTTCTGCATCTTTTGCTCAGTCTGGTGATGTTCAATTCAAAGGCACTGCTGGTAAAGTACAACTACCTGGTCCTGCTGCACTAAAGGCATCTGGATATGGTCGTGGTGCTAACGAAGAAGTTGAGCAAGAAGAAGAGGAAGTAATTGCTGAGACTGAAGAACTAGAAGATCAGGTTGAAGAAGCACCAGAAGAAGAGGAAGAAGAAGAAGAAGATCTAGATCTAGAAGAAGATGTAAAGGCACTTCTAGAAGGCGAAGAACTTTCCGAAGAATTCCAAGAAAAAGCAAAAACTGTTTTTGAAGCAGCGGTTCGTTCAAAGATCGGTTCTCTAAGAGAAACACTTGAGAACCGTTATGCTTCAGCTCTTGTTGAGCAAGTTGAAGCAATCAAGGGCGAACTAACCGAGCGTGTTGATTCATATCTAGAGTATGTTTCTAATGAATGGATCAACGAAAACGAACTACAGGTTGAGACAGGACTAAGAGGTGAACTCTCGGAGTCCTTCATGACTGGTCTCAAGAACCTTTTTGAAGAACATTATGTAGAAATCCCTGAAGAGAAATATAATGTTCTTGAGGCTATGGTCCAAAAACTTGATGAAATGGAGACAAAACTCAACGAACAGATTGATAGCAATATCGCTTTAAACAAGCGTTTATCGGAATCTGTTTCGGACAACATCCTAGATGAAGTAAGTGAGGGTCTTGCACTTTCCCAAAAGGAAAAACTAGCAAGTCTTGCTGAAGGTGTTGAGTTTGATAGTGAGGAACTATACCGTGAAAAACTTGTTACGCTACGTGAGGCATATTTTGCTTCTAAGCCTGTAACTTATTCACAAGAAGTCAATTCAGAAGACGCAATTGCTGAAGATGTTTCTCCAGCAATGGCAGCATATTTAAATGCGTTGACTAAGTTCAACTGATTAATTTTTTCGTAAACACTAACACTTTCCCAAGACGGAGCAACTACCATGTTTAATTCTGCTGCATTGCAGAAGAAGTGGGCTCCTCTTCTAGAGGCAGATGGACTTGATTCAATCAAGGACAGCCACAGAAGAGCAGTTACTGCCCAACTTCTCGAAAACCAAGAAAGATTTCTAAGAGAAGAGCGTGCTTTCCTAACTGAAGCACCTCCAACAATCAATACTGATCCTTCCTCAACTGGCAACCCAGGTTTCTCGGGTTCAGCTGCTGCTCCAGTTGCAGGTTTCGATCCAGTTCTAATCAGCCTAATCCGCCGTGCGATGCCTAACTTGGTCGCTTATGACCTAGCAGGTGTTCAGCCAATGAACGGTCCAACAGGTCTTATCTTTGCGATGAGAACCCGTTATGACAACCAGAGTGGTACTGAAGCATTCTTCAACGAACCAGATTCTGCATTCTCTGCTCAGAACAGTGCTGCTAACCTAACTCAAGGCGACTACACTGGTGGTGCTGATGATGGTACTAGCGTTGGTTTTGGTACAACTGCACAATCAGGAACCAATCCATCGATCCTAAATGGTGGCACAACTAACACCTATAACCTAGGTCAAGGTTTCAACACCCAGGCACTAGAAGCACTTGGCGATAACACTACATCAAACGACTTCCGTGAGATGGCTTTCTCAATCGAGAAAGTTAGCGTGACCGCGAAGTCAAGAGCACTCAAAGCAGAGTACTCGCTAGAACTAGCACAAGACCTTAAGGCAATCCACGGTCTTGATGCTGAAGCTGAACTAGCAAACATCCTCAGCACTGAAATTCTTGCTGAGATCAACCGTGAGATCATCCGTACCATCTACAAGGTTGCTAGAACAGGCGCTCAAACCAACGTTGCAACCGCTGGTGTATTCGATCTAGATGTCGATTCCAACGGTCGCTGGATGGTTGAGAAGTTCAAGGGTCTAATGTTCCAGCTAGAGCGTGATGCAAACGCTATTGCACAAGAAACTCGTAGAGGAAAGGGCAATATCATCCTTTGCTCGGCTGACGTTGCTTCTGCACTTGCTGCTGCTGGTCAACTAGATTACACCCCTGCACTTAACGCTAATCTAACTGTAGACGATACTGGCAACACCTTTGCTGGTACTCTAAACGGTCGCTTCAAGGTATACATCGATCCATTCGCTGCAAACCTAAGCGCAGATCAGTACTACGTAATGGGTTATAAGGGTTCTAGCGCATATGACGCTGGTATTTTCTACTGCCCATACGTTCCACTCCAGATGGTTCGTGCCGTTGGACAAGATACTTTCCAACCAAAGATTGGTTTCAAGACCCGCTACGGCATGGTCGCAAACCCATTCGCAGAAGGCACTGGCGTTGGTGCTGGTCGTATTGCCGAAAACACCAACCGTTACTACAGAAGAGTAAAGGTACAAAACCTAATGTGATCCAAGATCACAATTATCAGGACCTCCTTACAAAAGGGGGTCCTTTTTTATTAGGTATGAATACATAGTAAAGCCGAGTTTAGCACCACTATGAACGTGCTTATGAAATCAGCAATAATTTTGGGTTTAATTGGATATTTTGTTTATTGGGGTATGAATAATGCTTATCCACAATGATGTGACTGACCCAGTGTGGAGTGTGATTTGGTTGCTTGGAATAGGATTAGCAGGCACTGCCTACATCATTTATTACATACTTAAATTAGCACATGATGAGATGAATAATGCCTAAAAATCAAATTTCAAAAGAAGAACTTAAAGTAGAAATTTTAAAACTAAAGAGAGATCTCATCAATGATTATATCCGTCATGATATGGATATGAAGGGACTAGCAAACAGATACCTCGACAGAGTTCTTGATAAGATCGAAGAGTATCGCTACTAAATAGTCCTAGCTTGGGAAGCTGACTTGTCCAATAATCCTTGTACCCTACAGCAAGTTTCAAATAAAAACTTTCTGTCATTAGGTGGGTTCAAACTTATTATTAATAGGTGTCCAAAGGTAGATTTTCTTTGCAATAAAGCAAATTTGCCAGGGATGACGTTGGGCAGTGCAGTACAATCAACATATCTAAAAGACATTCCTGTACCAGGAGACAAACTTAGATATGAAGATTTGTCAATCAACTTTATGGTTGATGAAGAATTAGAAAATTATCATCAAATCTATCAATGGATGACATCATTAGGTTATCCAAAGTCGGTTGCACAATACTCTGAATTACAAACAAAAAATAGATTTTATCCGAATACGGATGCTAATGATCCATATAGTGAAAGATCTGATGGTACATTATTAATTTTGAACAGCAATTATCAAACTGCTGGAAAGGTAGTATTCAAAGATTTGTTTCCAACAAACCTTTCTGGAATACCTTTCGATGCAACGTTGTCTGAGCAACAATACTTCACAGCAACTTGCACGTTCCGTTATACTATTTTTGATTTGATCGACATTGATGGAAAAGAAGTCTAGTGTTTCGCTGGAAGTAATCCAGGAAATGTGGCAAAAAGATAGTGTGGTAAATCAAGACGAACTCGATACTGAAAGTCTAAAGATACCACAATTACACGCCAAATATTACCAACTATATAATACTATACTGTTACTTCGCAAACAAGCAGAGCAGCAGCATGGTAGTATTCTTTTAGAACGTAGAAAATTTTACATGGGGAAAGCGGAGACGCAAGTTTATATTGACGAACCCTTCCCGTACAAAGTCAGAGACAAAGAAGATCTAAGACTTTATCTTGAAGCAGATGAAAAACTCAGCAAGATAAGACTAAAGATCGATTATTACGACACAATGCTGAAGTATCTTGAAGAGATCTTAAAGCAAATTTCTAACAGAACCTACCAAATCAAGAATGCAATTGAATGGCGAAGGTTCTCTGCTGGATATGGTTGATCTTATTATAAGCAAGAAGAATGAAGTATGGTTGAAGATTGAATGTGATCCTCATATCAAATATGAGTTGCAGGATCAATTTACATTCGATGTTCCTAATGCAAAATTTATGCCTCAGTATCGCAACAAATACTGGGATGGA